GCGTGCTGCTGATGTCTTTTAAATGAGGCCATACGAGCTATTGTGTCCCTACTAATTCTTTCACGATTAGCAAGTTGTCTTGCTCTTGCCCAACCTACTTCAGTTCCGCATTTAAAGTCATTTTCTTCACTCCATTTCAATGCTCTTTTCGCATTGTTTGTAGCAGCTTCTGGATAATCATTGTATGTTTCCTCTTTCAACTCAATCGACTTCCCCTCTTCTACAAGCCTACCAGTTGCCTCTGTATTTGCTCTGATAGCATTTATCTCATCTGGGTTGTTGTCATAATGAGTGCCAATGCCGAGTCGCTTAATAGTTTCCCATTTTAGTTTACCATTTGTGAAATAAACTCTTGAATGTGGAATGCCCACTTTATCTGCAACCTTATAAACCTCTGCGCCATCGCCAATTTGTCTACGAGTGACAATATAAACAGTCTTGCCATCCTCAATTAGCATCATAGCCTTCTCTTGCCATTTTGCTTTACTGATTGTGCCATCAAAGTCAAAGCTAACCTTATTCATGTCGGCAGCTTTTTTACCTTCTTGTGCAAGATAGGCTTGGTATGCACGAAGAGCATTCTCTCTTGTTGTATACATACAAGGACCGTCTCCTATCCTATATTTTCCATCACCGCAGCTGTAGATCGGCATAGTTTATCTTTTCATTATTAGTCTTCCATTCGCATCGCGCTTAGGCACAAAGCCAATTGCGCATCGACAGTTAATAGTAAATCCAGCTGGTGCTGTAGGGTCTCCAGGCGCAACTGCTAGCACAGTGTCACCTTTCTTACCAGTAGAAGTAAATGGTTGGTCATACGCTACTTGCTGGCCATCCATGTGTAAGTGATCATACGTATTTCTAGGTATCCTTCTTGTCCTGCTATCTCTCGCCGCAATCCAAACTTTATCTACCTCAAAGTTATGGGATTTTGCGCCTTGTAGCGCAGCATAATTTGATGCACGCATCACCTCGGTCCTTGCTATTCTTTTTGCTCTCATCGCACTGTATCCTAACTCATCATCACTTGTTATAATTCTTACCATCTCGTCAATGCCTAATCCCTCTTGCACACCTTGCGTAATAATATCCGTCAACTTCTTTTTAGAAGTCTGCGTCATGTCAGCAATCAACTGAAAACCATAGAGGGCTAAAAATTGCACTATCTGGCTTATAAAGTCAGTATTGAGTCCAAATGGATCTGCCGCTTTGCGAGATTGGTTACGAACTGCTCTATAAGAGGCATTGCCAAATATGACGGCAGTCTCTCTATAAAGTTCGTTCATTATCTTCATTAGCTCATCGCTCCATGCATAGCTACCCATCATAGATAGCGTTGCACTTGGTCCCATGAGTTGCAAGTCTCTAGCCACTTTGCGCATCTCTTTACTGATCGCCTTTTGAAACAAAGAACTATATTTTGTATCAAGACCTCTACGAAGTCTCTCAAACTTGGTCCAATAGGTTTCTCTTTGACTCGCGTTCATCAACACATCTTTGTTTATAGGCTGTCCTCAACTGCTGCATCATACGCATCTCTACTGCGCATTGTCGCTCGCTCTTCTGCTTGGGATATTTCTTCATCGTTTGTTGATGAATCTCCTCGTCTGTTGTTTGCAACGTTATCCATGATAGATCCCATGTCATCTTCTGAGTCTGTTAAATCCGGTGAAATAGAAAGGTCCATTACCGCTTGCTCAATTGGAATGAGACCTTGATTGATGTATGCATATCCAAATGCACCCTCACGCTCTTCGTAGTTCATCGCCACACGCTTCTCGTCAAATGTCAACCAGTTGGCATCTCTGAGTGAGCGTACCATTCTCTCCATGTCTTGCTGCATCTCTGGTAGCGCAGTTATATCGAAGTCGATAAATGCGTTCTCACCGTATCTTGGTACAAGGAATTTATTTAGCTCATCACGAAGTTGGCAACACATCGGAATGATAGTGTTTGTGATAAGGTCACGCATTGCGTTTTGGTAGTTGTTGTAACTCGATGTGTCAACATCGAATAGCACAGCTGGAAGACCAAACACTCGGCACCACTGATGCATGGATAGTCTCATCGTATTGACAAGCTCCATGTCGACACTTGACATACCGAAGTTTAAATAGTCCCAAGGAGTTTGCAGCACTGCCACCTTACCTTTATTGTCAACATAGTTGATGTTCTCGTTTACTGCACGCCTAATGTCATTTGCCTGCTCAATTGTGAAGCTCGGCACCATATTACCCAACGGTCTTGGAGTAATGGCTCCCTTTGCACCGCCATTGCCAGTCATCATCGCTGAGGCATCGGCTGCATTGTTAGACATCAAAAGTGTTTTGTATGCTGCACGAAGTGGTGAAATACCACGAAGGTGCGCACGAGTAGTTGCATCGAACTCTGGAGTCCAACTGCACCAATGCATCACTTGTTCTTTTGGAAGGTCTACACCACCACCTATCTGTAACTTGTATGCCAATATATTGTATACATCGTTTGGATCGGGGTAGATGTCCAAAAATTGCGTAGGGAGTATGTTGAGTTCGCTGAATGTTCCTCCCACTTTACCGTCATTACCATATATGTTTCCTTCTCCCGAAAGGTATCTGTATCCAAATAAGTTTTCAAAGAATTGATCTTGCGATTGATAGTTGTTCGGTTTCTCTAATAAACGCGCGAGTGGAGTACCCATGATGATATTCTCACTGTATGCGTTCTTACGCGCAATGAGTGCTTGCTCGTATGCACCTTTATTGGCTATGCCTTTTGAAAGTTGCTTATAGCGCATGAGTTGCGTTCTTGCTTTCTCGCCCGGATTCAACTCATAGACATACCAAGGAATAGAAGCGCTCTTGCGTGCAAGGAAGCTCACGATTGAATAGACATCGGCATTGCCAAGGTATCCATCGGTCACATAGCTTGCAGTGTTGTAATTTTGAACTAGCGTTGAATTTACACCAACCATTTGCACCGGAGAGGTTGGATAAGGATTTATGCCCTTCTTTTTAAAAACATCAAATAATCCCATGTTGTTATATTGCTCCCCAGGTAACGCTAGGGATTGTTAATTTAGAAAATATTGCATAGCGCATCGCATCAAGTGCGTGATCTGAGAATTTAACTGGTTGGTCTAATTTCATTCCGTTACGATCCGTCTTCCAACGGTAATTTTTTATTTCCTTGAGTAAATTTACGGAATCTTGATGGATAACCAAAGGGTGGCCTTTTATAGTGCGTATCCCTTCCGTTACATCTTTATTGGCTGGCTTTGCGTTTAGACCGTTTCTCACTAGCTCCTCAATCGTCTTTGGCTCCGCAGCATCGCAATAAATCTCATCATACTTCTCCAGACCCAAAGCTAAGATTTTTTCCACTAAGTCATTCGTGGTGAGTTTTGTTTCGTATAGCAGTTCCTTCACATACGCAATGCCGTCATTGAAAACTACCTTGACAAGTGACGATGGATTGTTGAAACCAAAGTCTAGGCCGTACACTGTCTCACCTTCTGGCATCTCCTCTGTTGTCTTCCAATGCAGATAAATAAGGTCTTGACTAAGTCCTCTTTCTCCAAGGCCATAAATTTGCCAATAGTTCGGGTCTGCGTCTTTTAAACGCTCTAACTCATCAATAAGTTCTTTTGGAAGAAATGGATTGTCTCTAAACGTTGTGATATGAAAGTCCGCATCATCACGCGGAATGACATTGTCATAAATCCATGAGGACAGATCAGATGGGTTGTAGTCAATAACTATCTTGCCCTCTGTACGCATAATTAATTGCATCCATGCTTCGTATGAGAGTTCGTTGGCCTCGTTGCAAAAAAGGTACGTTCTAGCTCGACCACGTATCTTCTGAGGTTGATCAGCTGATACAAACTCGATGACATTGCCATTGAGCTGATATATCTGTTCCGTTTTATTGTGATTGTCTTCTGAATAAATACCAAGACGAGTGAGTATGTCTACAAAATCTCTGAGGACCGATCCTTTGATGGATGGCAACGATTGACGAACCACTGTGAGAGTCTTTCCGTTTTCTTGTAACAGCTTTACGATAAACCAAATTAAGATGTTGTAAGTCTTGCCAGAACGCGAACCTCCTTGCATTACCGTTATTCTCTTCTTGCTGTCTTGCAATATTTCAAAGATCTTGTTAGTTTGTAGTTTAGCGTTCATAGTAAGAGTTTAAAAAAATTTCTAAAAAATCAGAATCGTTTTTTGGGTTTGAAAAGTAGGTGTAAAAAGGGGGTCATTATATATAGGTTAAAATTATATAGACAAACATTTAATAGCTACCAGAATTACCGTTCTACCCCGCCAGTCCGAAAAAGTAATTTCTTAAAGTCCCCCCCATTAAGTCCGGCTCATTTTATTACTGTCATCTAGTCATAAATGTTTAAACATTAATTAGACGGTATTATAACTAGTATTATGTTAAATAGAAAAGCATGGCGTTTCGTCAGTTTGTAGCGGCTTCCATGATCTCTACATTGGGCTTTATTACCTCTACTTGTACCTGGTTTAGATTGCCTTCGATCTTGTTCTCAATCTTTTGGGTTGGCAAGCCTATGTAATAGTTCATAAAGATCTGTAACGCCTTAGGATCACCGTCGCCTATCTTCCTTTCTAATACGCGGAAGGCAAGATCCGCCATAGGTTGAAGCCTGGCTATAACTTCTTCTTCCTCTAATCTCTTCTTTCGTCCGGATCCTGGCCTATATCCTCCTTTCTTCTTCTTCTCTTCCCTTTGCTCGATCAACTTATTTAATTGATTATCAGTTATTGCCATAGAAAATTATTTGCTTAGTCAATTGTGTTTTGTTTGTTTTCTGGGATATTAACTTGCTCAATATTATGTGTATGGCCTTTCTCGTCTATTGTTTCGCGCTCAAATATTCTAAGCTTTACCCAGCCGTCTAGGTCGGGCCTTTCTTGAATATATTGGATAAAATCAGCCTTAAATATGTTAAGATATAACGAGTTATCTTTTTGGCCTTTCTTGATATAAAACCCTTTCTTTTTCAATAATACAATATTTAACTTAATATTTTTATTCTGATCACTTTCCACATAAATTGTTGAAAAATAAGTAGTTATAGTATATATAAATAAATATATAAAAATAGTTTAGTTAAAATTTGTTTATTTAATATTGTTTAGACTATATTTGTATAAACAAAACATAAAACAATGAAGAAAGCACTATCAATTAACCCGATCTTATTTGCATCAATTTTTTATAGCATCATTTTTTTAATTAACTATTTAAATAACTAATCATGCAAACTACAAAAACAACCGTTCACGTAACTAGCTACAAAGCTGTAAAAAATTTACTTAGCCAGGGATCAACTAACGCGAAGACAGTAAAAAATGAACTACCTACCTTTATCCTTTACCTGGCACCAGCCGATACAATTTTGACACATAACCTTTG